AGAATTCATGGTGTTTAGATTTTGTTTGGGAGCGTTTCCTAAATAAGCCATGATTCCTCCTATGTACTTATATCATCTACAGCGCCAACGATAGTGTCTAAAGAAGAAGCAGTGTCTGATTTAACATACAACTGATCTCCTGAAGCAAGTACTATCTTCGAGCCTCCATCAATAAGTTCTAATGATCCACCCGATACGATCGGTGCATTTTTAATTAAATAATAATCAGTTGATGATCTTTTAATGTAAGCATCAACTTGAATTGTTGAAGTTGTTGTATTAGCCATTCTAACACTAATTAAAGTATCATAACTATTTGCAGCACCACCTAAAGCATCAACCGCCGATGTCCCTGTGTTTTGTGTTAAGTAGTTTCTGAAATTTTGTGCCATAATTTAATCCTTATACTACAAGGCGATTGACATTGCAATCACAAAGCCGTTGCTTGGTACTCCTACAATTGTGTCTGATGCATCTTTATAAACCGCTTTACTAGCTGGTAATGTACAAAATACATCTTTAGTCCCTGCTGAAAAATTGACTAGAGCGTCACTATTAGAAGAAGACAATACAGTATCCCTGGAAATTACTCCAGCACTTACCGTACCTAATCCAACTTCAAACTCTGCACCTCCTTGTAAAGAAATTGCATAGTAAGTCGTATTGGTATTTCCAATAGCAGAAGAAAAAGTTTCGAAACCAGTTACCGCTCCGTCCAAAGTGAACGAACCCGTACCAGTAGTCGTACTAGTTTCTTTTACTCTATCGTTTACAACTAACGCCATTTTTAATTCCTATAATTATTATGCGTCGCCAAGTCTAATGATTGCATTAGATGAATCAGCAGTTGGGAACTGAATAACGAAATCTCCGTTAGTTGCAGTTTTTGATCCGCCGAAATCTAAAACTAATACTGCTTCATTAGAAGTTCCTTTATAAATCAGAGCGCCCACTGCTGTTAAAGTTACAGATGAAAAAGTTAAATCTGCAAAGTCAACGTATGCAATGTTACTTGAGATTGCTACACCATTATTAGTTAAAGTATTACCACCTGCAGTATAGTTTGTACCAGCCGAAAGAACTTCGTTAGTAGTTGTATAAGCAGTAGTAGCCGTACTAAAACCACCTAATGATGTGTAGAGTGCAAGTTTAAAAGTTGATCCACCAGAATCAAAATCAAACACTCCACCAAGTAGGTCTGTTTTAAAAGAGTCAGGTACTATATTAGCCATTTATTTATCTCCTTAAATTATGATGGTGATTCAGATTTAAGTGGTGTTCGAAGGGCCCCATCTTGCCATTCGTCCCGGCGTCTACGACCTTGTTGTTCGATCGCGTACGATTGTAAAGCTCTGTTAAAAGATCCTTCATAGTATTGTAACATATCTGCAGGACCTTTCAAGTATCCATATGCTTCTACCAGACTTCCATATAAAAGTAAATCTTGATATTTATTACTGACATATGTTCCTTGTGTACTTCCTGGTGAAGCGGTTATTGAATCTGGTTGTTTTGTATAAGCTAAAGTAATCAAATATGTAGAATCTGGAGTAGGAGAAACCACCCAATAATTTGCATCCCAATTACCATAATATTTTGGTAATCCAGACTGAGTTCCAGGTGTATTGTAATATTCTGCCATAAAAGAAGTATCTCTTTTATCTAAAAAAACTTGATTTCCAGATGCATCAGTTAGTTGTACATATCTAATAAATCTTAAATCAGATGGAATAGTTACATATCTATTTCCAGCTTGTAAGTTTGATGTAGCATAAAATCTGTTATCATCAGAGTCTACATCTCTATAAATTCTATTTTCAGCGTTTTTAATGATTGTATTTAAAATAGAATCACTTAACACAGAACTATCTACTTCTGTGTAGTTTCTAATATCATCTTGTAAGTTTGCTAAAGTGTATGCCATATTACGGTGTCAATGTTACAGGTCCTGCTGTAACAAAACTTCCTCCAAATCTTCCTGATACAGTTGGTGTACTTCCTAAATCAAAAGTATAATTATCCGTACCTGTTACTGTTATACTAAATCCTGAAGAATTTTCAAACACTGAATAAGCTAATCCTCCCGGACTTCCATCTACATTTCTAAATACAACAATATCATTTGTTGATCTTCCATGACTTGGCTCATAAACATTTATAGTTGAACTTCCTGAAGTAATTATAAATGGATTACTAGATAATAATGGATCTGTTTGTGGTTCTGTTCTATCGGGTCTTGCATTTTGTAAACCTTGTGGATCTGCAGTGTGTGGTTTTGGTTCTAATTGTGGATGTTTAGGTTCAAATTCCGATATATGTACTCTTGCTCCATTCCATTCTTTAACCATTTCTTTGTAAGGAAATTCCATACCAGAACGGTCAGAAATAAATTTTGAATGTTTTCCTGAAGCAGTATTAGACACCTGGATAATACACCTTCGGACTTATGTACGAGCTGCTAGAAGAGCCGTCTTCTTGTAGCGCTCTTTGAAGTTCATCTTCATAAAGTAATTTTAAAACTTGTATTCTATCTGGTGCATTTTTAACTGCTAAATAATATGCAAGTCCAGCTACCATGCAAGGTACAAATCTATAAGGTACATCTGCATCATTACTGTAGTCTCCAGCATCTTGAATTCTATTTACGTAATAATAATTAATTGTGTTTCCTGCTTCTGTTGAACCAGGTGTTAAATATAAAGTGATTGTAACTTTATCTATAAATCTTTGTACAAAATATTGTGTTGGAGTTCCTTCATCAGTTTTATTTGATAAAGCTTGATACTCTGATCTTGAAATTTTTGTTAATGGAAAATCTACACTTGATGAATTTCTATAAGAAGCTTCTAAAACATCGTCAACACCATAAACTGCTGTTGCATCTGAAGTACCATCAGCTGTTGATCGATACATTGTATAAGTTGATTGACCATCAACTAATGTAATTGAATTATTTCCAACTTCCCAATAGTGTAAACCTCTATTAGCCCACTCTTGAAATAATATGTTTAAAGATCTTCTAGCACTTTTTAATTGATAACCAGAAACACCTTGTATTCCTAATCTCTCATATGCCTCTTCGACAATGTCCGATATAGAAAAACCTTTTTCGAACGTTGCTGTTCCAGAAGTAGTATTAGCCATTTAGCCTCCTACTTATCTATTAATAATGTTGCACCTGCAATATTAGTAATTGTAGAAACTGTCATTCCACCTTCAAATAAAACTCCATCTTCTGGAATATTGAAAGCAAAAACATCACCATTAGGACAATCACCTTGGAATTGTGTTACTGAATTACCATCTTGTAAAATTATAGTTCCAGCTCCAACACCATCAGAAGCAAGAATTAATCCTCTTAATCTTGTTCTTCCTCCGAATACAGAACCAGTTCCTGTAACTCTAACTGCTTTTACATCTGATTTCATAGATATATCTCCTTATTAATCTTAAGATTTCAAAATTTATATATTAATTTATAGAAAAGTGCAAGAAATCCCTACAGAAGAAAAGTGTTTTCCGACAATGTTTAAGTCCTAATTAACCAGCGTAAAGATGAATTTCACCATCTCTAGGATTGCTGTGGACTTGCTCTTCCTGTTGTCTGATGATTGATCTAATAACATTTTTGATCTCATCACCAAGAACAGACATTTCAGGTGTTATTTGTCCTTTGTTTTCAAGAAACAACTCATTCCATCTAGACTCGAGTTTCAGTTTCTTCGCGAACAGTACCATGTTGTCCTGAGCCATCATTAACCTCCTCATAGGTTATATAAAAATCATTTCCAGTGCTTGTAAACTGAAGATCATTTTTTTCCCATTGTATATCAGATTTTCCTATAAAGTCAATGATTGGCTGATTGAGATCATCAGCAGTATTTATCTCTTTATCACTTTCGATTTCAAACTTTGTTTGAAGATGTTTTGTAAAAATTTTAACTAGATATTTCTTTGTCATGTTTTTTCTTTCTATCAAAAAAGAAAGGGCCCGTAAAGGGCCCTCTCAAAATTAATACTATTAAGTATTAAGCACCTGGTGATCCGAAGATACCTCTAGGGTCAGAGAATCCAAAAGAATATCTCTCTCTAGCTTTGTATCTAACGTTTCCTGTATCGAAGTCACCTTCCATAGCAGTTTTGATTGGTGATCTAACAAACATTTTCATACCATTTGGCACGTCAGTTTTGATAAAGAACGCATCTGTATCTGTTAGGAAGTTGTTAACCACATAACCTTGTGGAATCATTCCCATAGACGCAATTGCGTTGATATCATTGTTAGGTGAACCAACTTTACCAGCAGACTTCATCAGTCTTTCAGCTGTGAATTGTAACTCAGAAGGGATGATCATTTTCATTCCTCTAGCTGCAATTTTTAAGCCTCTTTCATCAGTGAAAGCAGCAATGTCAATTAAAGACTGCTCTAATGATGTCTCGTTTAAGTCAGCAGGTGTTGCTAACTCATTTGAGAAAGTACCAGCAATTGTTGGGTGGTCAGTAGCACAAAGCTCCTTACCATCACCACCAGCAAAACTTGAATTGAACGCGTTGTTCAATACGTTAGCTGCTTTTACTTGTTTGGTATTCGCCATAGATCTTGCTAATGCTTTTGTATATCTAGAAGCTAATCTATCATACAAGTTATCTTCAATCGCTTCTTCAGTGATTGAGAATGCAAGAGCAATTGTCTCGTGCGTATATCTGCTTGTGAAAGTTTCTTGTGCGTTATCAAAAGTTACGCCAGATCCTTCTGGTTTAACTTGAGCTTGCGCGAAACCAGATAACATTACTTCTTCTTCAAAAGCTCTGTCACTGTTTTCTGTATCGAAAATTTCAGCATGCTGATTTTCATACCTATTATATTCCAGACCGAATAAAGCATTCAAACCTGGCTCTAGTTCTTTAACTAGTTGTCCTCTACTTATCGCCATAATTATTCTCCTCTATTAGATTCCGGCTGTTTGTTTTAAGAAGTGCTCATTAATCGTAACAACCCAGTTAACATTAGCTGCGCCAATGTCAGAGTTATCAGGATCTTTAGACACACCAACGATTTTCAACTGTGCTGTAGTTGTTACAAGAGAAGCATCGTCCAATTCTACTTTTGAAATGTAGTTTGGAGTTGCACCTGCTGTGTAAGCAATGTCAGCATTGTTTCCAATGTCAGTCTGTGCAGAAGCACCACTGTTATTTGATTGTACTTCAAACCTTTCATAAGGATCATCAGCAACGAATCCAACAATGTCTGTTGCAGTGTTAGATGCTGCTAAGTGATTAGCCCATGTAGGTTTGCTTGTTGAAGCGTCAGTATAGAATACACCGTTAAGTGAACCTAATAAAACGTCTCCCGCTGCTGCAACCTCAACTTCACCAGTAGCCGCCATGATTACTGGGTCCCATTGATAAATTGCGCTTGAAGAAGCTGCAATACTATATTCACTTAAACCTTGGTTGTCTCTATTCTGACCAACTTTACCAATTGCTTTCAAACCGAAAGCGGCGTCTTTGTTAGCCATATTATTTACTCCTTAGTTTTAGTTTATATTAAGTATCGCGGTAGTTGGTATCGCTAAAAAATTACTTTTTAGTACCACCAAAAGTTACGCGACTCTGTCGATCACTATCGATCGGCATACTTGGGTGCTGTTCCTTCATGAGATCGTTATTTACTGCTTGTTCTCTATCTTGAGTCTGCTTATTAAAATAAGCTTCTCTAGATTTAGCGAGCTCTTCCGGTATCCTTGCCAGCACAAGGCCGCCAACTCCAATCACTCCTGCGTATTTACCTTCTTTAACAGTTGCATAAGCTTGCTCCGGATATTCATCTCCTCTTACGAGTTCCCATCCAGATCTAAGTTTACCAGACATGTTCTTTGTATCGTCCATGCCTAAAACTTCAGTTCTTATCCATCTGTGTCGAAATCCATCCGGCGCAGTAGGTGCATCTAAAGATGACGGGGGAGTCCAGGTTGTAGGTCTCTTTTCAGAAACTCTAGACTGACTCGCACGAGGGGTCTTGTTTAGTTTATCGTTTTCCATATGCTTAAACCTCCTTCATGTGTTTTTTTTGTTTTGCATAATCTTCTAATGACACTCCTAATTTTTTGGCGATAGCAACTTCAGAAGGGGTGAGACTGATAGTTTTGCGACTTTGTTTTACACTTCGCGTCGCCGACGCTACTGTCTGTGTAGGCTTTGTCGTTTCACCTTTTATATTTGTATCATTATTAGTATCAAATTTATGCGGAAATTCAACCCTCATTCTTTTGTCGATTTCAACATAATATTCATCAGATTTAGGATCATATCCTTCCTCATCAACTAGTGTTTTATGTAAGTCAAAAGCTGTGTAAGTCATAGCTTTATCCGTACCAAACCATCTATTATTAGATGCCCAAGACTCTGCTTTCGGATCTACTTCTCTAACAGGTTCTGGTTGTCTAGGTTGATAAGTTGGGATTACATTCTCATTTTTAACAGCTTTTTGTTCTTCTGCTATTTGAGAAAGTTCCTGTAATCTAACTTCTTCATAACCCAATCGCGATATTTCTTTTTGAATATCTACTTCTGCGTTTACATCTCCAGCCTCTCTAGCTTGTGCTAGTTTAGACTTTTGT